GTTTGTAAAAACTGATTACCGAACTCTTGATTAAATGCTTCCATCGATCCAAGAGCTTTAATCGTATCATCTTTCCATTTTTCATCTCGTCCAGGTATTTCATGCCAATCAATCCTTGTAGCTTTCCAATTATTAACTCCTTTTTCAGCGTTACTATATAAATCATAAAATAAATTATCTGTCCCATTTGGAGTACTTGCTATAAAGATTTTTGATTTCTTGGATGATGAAATAATAGGGAATACTGATTTCCAGAAATCTTGTACAAGGTGATTGTCAATAAATGCAAGCTCATCTAGAATTAAAACATTACAAGAATCACCACGACCAGCGTCTGAAGAGGTAGTTGATATACCAATACTTGATCCATTAGCGAGAGACAATGCAGTCTTACCGTACTCAATAACACCTGCTTTTAAAAAGTTAGGTAAACTTTCATACGCTAATCTAACACGCTTAAAAATATTAATAGCAGTTTGCTCTTTGTTAGCTACGATTAATATGCGTTGATCTTCTTGAAAGATTGCTATCCATAAACAATAGATTGTCATCATAGTTGTTTTACCAACCTGACGTGAAGCTAATAAAGTTACAAATCTATTATCTCTTAAATCTCTTAATGTCCTTTTTTGACATGCATGTAGTTTAATTTTTTCTTTACCACGGTCTAGGTTAACAATATAAAAATAGTTTTCAGCGAAATAAAGAATATTCTGTCTACACTTTTTTAAGTCTCTAACCATCTTAGGAGTCCACTCAAACTCCTGATCTGGTCTAGGTAGATTTTTATTACCTAAATAAAACTTTTCCTCTTCTTGCTTTTTTGGCATGTAAATATATTTAGTTAATAATGTGTAATACACAAATAAGTTTTATACTCACCTCTAAAAGAGACAGCTATATTATTAATAAAGCAATACAAGCTGTTAAAAAAGTATGTAAAGATAATTATGAAATAATTTTTGTTAGTGAGCGGTTATATGATGATATCGATAAAGATGTAAAATACATACATACGGATTTGCTAACATCAGTCCAAAATTATAATGAGGGTTACAAACACACTTCTTATGATTGGATATGTCTTTTAACAGATGATATACATTTAATTAAAGATCCTCGTGAATGTTTCAAACATTTGCCTGATAATTACCCAGAGTCACATATTTTTACTATACATGGAGACCGTGCTTTAACAAAAACCCAATATGGGTTTGGATATTACACGCTATACATACCTTGTTTACATAAAAAAGTTGTTGAAGATGAATTTGCGGGTAGAATATTGAGTGAAGGGTTTAGACATCATTATGTAGATCATTGGTCGAGTATGTTTTTAACATTGAGATATCCAGACTTTGCTCCTCTCTTTTTATCCTGTACTAAAAATGATAAGCTATATACTGATTATACTCATACAGAACATGATAAAGATGTATATGACAAAGCATGTAAGGAAATTAATAATGGTAACAAATATTATGGTTATAATGGTTTATTCGAATTAAAACTATAAAATAAATGCCCAGTAACTATAAATATTAGTATGCCTAAGAAGTACGTAGACGATCTTACAAAAATTTATAATGAAGACATTGTCTTTCCGACAAAGCCTGGTCCGGGTGCTGATGAATTAGAGCGACACGGTAAAGAAGGCGTTACTGGTAAAGTATTTGATGACGGTGGTCCAGCTAATGCTGATGGATTTCATGCTCCGGAGCTTGACCCGAAAGAAAAAAAGAAAGACTCTTCATATGAAGAAGACAAGTATTCCAATACTGTAAATAAAGAATCTACAAAAAAAGTCGAAAATCTTGAGGAAAATGACCAAAAAGAAATAAATAATTTTACTATGAGTGATAAATCAACATTTGACAAACTTTTCGAAGACGTAATGGGTGAAGCCGATTTCGAGCTTCCAGCTGACGGTGAGATGGACATGGATATGGACGATCTCGGCGGTGAAGAAGCTGGTGGTGATGATGTCAAGGCTAAACTCGCTGAAGTAATCGAAGCTCTTCAAGAACTCCATGATAGCCTTGACGGTGAGGACGCCGGCGATGCTGAGGGAGACGATATTGAAGATCTCGAAGATGCTCATAACCCTTTTGAAGAAGAGGTTGAGCATGACGATCATGGACATGCATTAGTAAATGCTAAGTCTGGTCACGCTGGCAACAAAAACGTTGTTGATGGTGCTACTCCAGTAGGTCACGGTAAAGCCGCCGATGCTAAAGCAACAGGCGCTGATGACGGTGCACCTAAAGCTGCTCCAGACGGTACTAAAGCTCTTACTAAGGGCAAGACAGCTGGTTCCGGGACAATTGCGTCTGCCGGTGCTAACGCCGTTTAATCTTAACCAGAAAGACTCATAGATTATAGCCTCCTTCGGGAGGCTTTTTTATTGGCTAGACTAAATAATTACATGGGCATTTTAAAACTACTTGGTGAATTGTTTGGAATCATTGGGACTATTTTTAAGCGTAAGAATAGTAAAGAGATGATTCAGAATGCTGAAGCTAAGAGAGACGTAAAATACCAAAACAAAGTAGAAAAAGCAATAGAAAAAAAAGACGAAGATGAAATGCGTAACCTTCTTTCCGAATAACATTATTATAGCCTTAATGGCTATAGTTTTGGCTCTCCCTGGATGTACTATATTTCCAGATACCGTAGACGATGGAGAAGCGTCATATGATGCCTCAACACCTCCTCAGTATGATGATAAAAACGGAGGGTTCTTATTCTTTACTGACGATGGTAATGGTGTAATAACTGACAATGCTCGGAAAAGATATAATAAGCTTATTGATGATTATGAAAATCAATTTGAAGAAGAAAAAGGTGTTGAGCTTAAAAAAGATGCTGGTATCAAGCCTCATACAGATCAATACGGTAATAAAGTGTGGGAAATCGACAAACAACACTTGACTTATTTTGCACTTCTAAATCAGTGGAGAAAAGCAAAGAGAAAAACTGATAGTTTTTGGAGTAATATATTTTAAGGGAGAATAAATACTTATATGGAAAAAGTAATGGCAATATATCAGTGGGTATTAGCTAATAGCGGGACTATTATTACAACAGCAACTGCTATCGTAGCTGCGGCTTCTGCAATCGCTGCTTTGACTCCAACACCTAAAGATGACGGGATCATTAAGAAGGCTTATAAGCTTATTGACTGGTTCGCTCTTAATGTTGGAAAAGCAAAAGAAACAGGCGAAGCTACTGCTAAGAAAAAGGCAGCACCTAAGAAAAAGCCGTCCAAAAAGTAGTGCCCATTTTGATTAAAGTAACACAGCCCTTAACAAAGTTAAGGGCTTTTTTCATCTAAGAATAAATATTTACGATGAATTTTAATGAGCTAGTTCAAATTATGGAGTCTTCTATTGATTATGCTCGTAATCACTTCTCAGCTGATGTATTTGTTGATTATAAGAATAAGAAGCCTAGGCTTAAACCAGAGATATCAGCTCAAATAAAATATCACGTTACTAAATTTAACGAAATTGTACCTGTTAAAAAATTCTTTATTAAAGGTAGCATACTAACTAAACAATATGGTCCTAAGGCTGATATTGATGTTTACATTATGGCAGATGTGCCCGATAAAGAGTCTGTTAAGAAGAAAATTGAGAAGCTATGGAGTAAACTTGATGGTACTTTAGCTTTTGGTACAAAGTATCCATTACAATATTATATTTCTGAAGTAGATTATGACTTTAATAAAACTGAAGCTGCATACGATCTTCAAAAAGATCGTTGGATAAAGCAGACTGATCCTAAAGATATTAACGTTGCTAACTATAGAAAAGATCTTGAAGATGTGCTCAATAAAATGGACTTGCAAGCCGGAGAACTAAAAAGAGATGTATTAGATTACGAACATTTAATTGATATACCAGAGGGAGCTCTTAAAAAACTTAAAAAGCTTTTAGATGATAAACTTAAAGAAATTAATTATGATATATCTATATTATTGAAAAGTTATAATGAGATTAAAACTGCTCGTAATGATGCTTTCGAGAAAGATATGACAGATAAAGAGATTGAAAAGTTTGGACGTAAAACTCATCTTCCTGGAAATGTTATATTTAAATTTTTAGAGCGTTATTATTATATTCAGTTAGTTCGTAATATAAAAGATATTATAGGAGATGATGAAAAGGTTCAGCCTGACGAGGTGGGTAAGATTAAAGATGCAATGGTTAAAGAAGGTGCGTGTGGTAGTCCTTGTGCGCGTAGACAACAAGTAGGATTTACCGGTATGAACAGATTACATCAAAATCTCTTACCTGCAGTGCATAAAGCTGATCCAACAGAAATTATTCAAGTAAAGAATATAAAAGATGGTAAAGCAAACAATACACCTGTAAAGGGTGTCGTATTGCAACGTATTATTAAAAAATATAACATAGGAGATTTATCGCAAACCAAACCACGTAAATTAAGCAATACGGGTATAACAATTATGTGGTGTAACAATAGTAAATGTTTTGTACTTAGAAAGTAATGGGTGACCCTTTTCCATATTATGTTTCCGGGCAGCGTTATTTTACTGGCGATTATAGAGCTACAGACAAAAGTATAAATGAGAATGAGAGAAACAATTACTATTATTACTTTAAAGAACAAATAGATATCTACGGTGTGCAGACTGATTATTTCGTTCTTAACTATCAACTCTCAGCTCATGACGGTTTATATGGTGAGCAGCCAAATGCTACTTATTTAGCATCAAAAAGTGTTGTAATGTATGTTGAACTATCTGAGCAATCCGTATTACTAAATCAATTCGGAATATTGGGAGACGATGACGTTACAGCTATGATATCAATTAGTTCGTATTACGCTGCTCTCTCTTCAGAAAACGATCCTCGTCCTGAACCTAAGTCAGGAGATGTCTTTGTGTTAACAGAATATGGGAACGATAGACCGGGTGGTAGAGGTGCTAAGATGTTTGAAATAACTCAAAGGCTTGATCAAGAGATAAGCCAAATAAATCCGCTGATGGGTCACTATATGTGGATGATTAAGGGTAAACGTCTCGACTATACATTCCAGCCGGGTCTTACAGCAGAGAAAAAATCCGACCAAGTATACGATGATTCGTTTAGTGGTAGATTATCCGGATACACTAACGATCAGACTGCGTCTAAGACCTATGATTATGATATCGATACTGAATCAACTACAGTATTTGATTATTCTCAATATGGTGATAATGACGATGTCTATGGCGACTACCGTTAATCGTAGAACTTACTATAATCAGGTAATTCCTCACCACGCATCCCGGCGATCCATTCATCTGCTTTAAGCATAGTATCAAATGTCATATCAACTATCTCTGCACTTGATAGATCCTTGAACCTATACTTAAAAGTATCCTGTGGTGTTTTTTGCCATGCCCAAAACTCGTATTCTCTCCCTATTATAAATGGGCCAACTTTCTTTTTAGTTGATTTAAATCGGGAAAGAGATCTATGACCGGATCCTGTCTCTCTATTTGTAGGTGCTA